AATGGTATTGGTGTACATAGACAAGGTGATCATTGGGTAACACATTGTTGTGGTCCTTCTTGTCATGACGGTAGTTTACAAACAGGTTCATCTTCAGTGTATGTCAACGGTATACCTGCAGCAAGGATAGGAGATCCAATTAGTTGTGGATCTATTTCAGCTCAAGGCTCTCCTTCTGTATTTTTCGGTTAAAACGGTTATAAATAATAGTATGGCACGAAATACAAGAACATTTTCAGACTTTGATTTAAATTTTTTTGCTCATCCAGCAACAAAAGATATTGCTATGAAATATGATGAGGAGGCAATCAAAGCATCCATAAGAAATTTAGTGTTAACACAACACTATGAAAGACCATTTCACTCTGAAATAGGGTCACAGATAAATGGATTATTGTTTGAGCCATATACACCAATGTTAAAATCATTATTGCAAAGAGCAATTAAAGATACAATACTTAACTTTGAACCAAGAGTAATATTAAATGAGGTATATGTAAATTTACTACCAGATAGCAATTCAGTTAAGGTTAACATTTACTTTACAATAATAAATACTACAAGACCTATACAATTAGATCTAATATTAGAGAGAACTCGATAATGGCACACAAAACAAATAGAAAGATTTCAACAACTGAGTTGGATTTTGATGCAATTAAGTCAAATCTTAAAACATATTTGCAAGGTCAAACACAATTTAGTGATTACGACTTTGAAGGTTCCAGCCTTTCTGTTTTATTAGACATTCTTGCATACAATACCCATTACAACGCTCTATATACTAACTTAGCAGTCAATGAATCATTTTTAGATTCTGCTAGCAAGCGATCAAGCATCGTTTCTCGAGCTAAAGAAATTGGGTACATTCCACACTCTGCAACTAGTGCCACAGCAAAAGTGAATATTGTTGTTTCAAATACATCATCAACACCTGCTACATTAACAATCCCGGTATATCAACCATTCCAGGCAACGGTTGATGGTACAACATATAATTTTTATAATACATCTGACGAAGTGGCTACACTAGATGGATCAACATATACATTTACAAATGTTGAAATTAAGGAAGGTACACCATTACAATTTAAATATGAGGCATCCGACAATACAAGATATTTTATTCCTAATAATAATGTTGATTTAAGCACTGTTAAAGTTCGAGTTCAAGAAAATGCATCTAGTACAACATTTGAAACATTTGTACGTGATGAAGATATATTGGAATTAGATGGTGAATCAAAAGTATTTTTTGTAAAAGAAATTGATAATCAATTATATGAATTGGAATTTGGCAATGATATTGTTGGTAAAGGTATTGCAAATGGTAATATAGTTACAATTGATTACATGACTACAAATAAAGATGAAGCAAATGGAGCAAGATTATTTTCATATAATGGAGCAACATTATTAGGAGGAACCTTAGCTGTATCAACAGTATTATCAGCTTCAGGTGGCAGTGATATTGAAGATATAGAATCAATTAGATATAATGCACCAAGATATTATACATCTCAAAATAGAGCAGTTACTGTTGAAGATTATAAAACAATCATTTATAAATCATTCTCAGAAGCACAATCAATTAATGTATGGGGTGGTGAAGATAATATACCACCACAATATGGTAAAGTATTCATTGCAATTAAACCAAAATCAACAGATGTACTTACAGCATCACAAAAAGATGTACTTATTAATGAAATTTTAAAAAATAAAAATGTTGTTTCAATCACACCTGAACTTGTAGATCCAACATATATTAATTTAGAAGTAACATCAACAGTTTATTATAATCCAAATTTAACAACTAGATCTTTATCAGATATTAAAGCACTTATTATTACTGAAATTAATGATTATAATGATGATCATTTAGAATCATATGATGGCATATTTAAACATTCTAATTTATCTAGACTTATTGATACAGCAGAAGATTCTATATTAAGTAATATTACAACAATTAAATTACATAGAGAAGTTGAAGTTAATTATAATACTAATGTTACATATGAAATTAATTTAGGTAATCCAATTTATCATTCTGGTGTACCAGAACAATCAATTTCATCACATGGTTTTTATATTGCAGGTAATTCAAATATTATGTATTTAGAAGATTTACCAGATTCAGATGCAAATACAGGTGTATTAAGAATGTATTATATTAATAATGATGTAAAAACATATGTTAGAACATTTGGTACAATTAATTATGATACAGGAAGTATTACAATGAATGAATTACAAATCTCAGGTTTGGATTTAACTGATAGTCCTGTATTTGAATTAATTGTTAAACCTCAATCAAATGATGTTGTATCAATAAGAAATCAATTGGTGCAAATACCACCTGAAAATGTTATTGTAAATGTAATTGCAGATAAAGTTGCAATGGGTGATCAGGCAGGTAATTCTAATTATATCTTTACATCAAGTAGAAATTAATAGATGACGATTAATTTAAAAAATATAGTTTCAAAGCAGGTACCAGAATTTGTTAAATCGAATTATCCTGCATTTGTAGAATTTTTAAAAGCATATTATGAATATATGCAAGAAAATTATTCTTCAAGAAACTTAGAAGAATTAAGAGATATTGATGATACATTAGATGAATTTGTAGAATATTTTAGAAGAGAATTAAATATATTTGGTGGTAATGAATGGCCTTATATTGATGAAAGGTTATTTTTAAGAAAGATAAAACCTCTTTTAAGAGCAAAAGGCACTGAAGCATCATATAAATTTTTATTTAAAATTCTATATAATAAAGTTGCTGATATATCATATCCATGGGATTCAGTACTAAAAGCATCTGATGGTAGATGGAACCAAGATATGTCATTATTTGTTGATGTAGCTACAGGTTCTGCATCAAATCTTGTTGGTAATCGAATTAAGATTGCTGATGATAATATAAATATTACAGTATTTGTTACACGTGTTAGATTTATAAGAGATAATATTTACGAAGTTTTTATTGATAAAAATTATTTCGGTGATATTCAAACATATACTACTATTGAATTTGAAGATTTTACTGGTACAATTATACCTACAACAGTAAAAGCAACAATTATACAACCTGGCGAAGGATTTAGTATTGGCGAACTTATTACTGGTGTTACAATATCAGGTGGCCAGGAAATTACACAATTATTAAAAGTAACAAGGGTAGATAGTAATGGTGGTATTACAGGAGTACAAAATATTTCATTTGGTGCAGGTTATGAAAGTAGTTTCTTTTTACTTAAATCAAAATCATTTATAGATGCCACTGGTTCAACTGTAACAATTGATTTAGATACTACTAGACAATATTCTATTCCTGATGATACATATATTGATCAATATAATGAATATGGATATGCACTTGATCCTAACTATGTTTCTACAGGATATGGTGCCTCTACATATGTAGGTACTATTTTACAACAATGGTATGAAGAAACAAATCTAGGTGAAAACGAAACAACAAATTTTGCATTAATTAAATTTGATATTGGTGCTGTTGCCAAATATCAAGGATATTATTCAACAAATGATGGATTCTTAGATGATACAATATTTTTACAAGATAGTTATTTCTATCAAAAATATTCTTATTTAATTACAGTAGATGAAAGATTAGAAAATTATAAAACATTAGCAAAATCATATCTTCATCCATCTGGATCTAAATTATTTGGTGAATATCAAATCCAAAATAATTTTATAGCAGAAATTGAAGGAAGTATTGACCTAGGTGAATGGCAATCACAAGCAACATTTACTACAATAAATACTATATTCAATCCACAAACAGTATTAGTACAAGATACTGGAGGTACAATTAGAATTGAACCATATGATGCAGAAACATATTTTGAAATACCTGAACAAATTTATACAGAAGGAACTTCAGAATTCTATAACCCACCATTAGTTGTAGATATGTATGGAGATGCAAGAAATATTTTAACTGATTCAGTAACATTGACGGATGAAATTACTGATATCACATTAACACCTTAAGGAGCAAAAATGGTAAAAGATAATATAAAATTGACAGGTAAATTGTCAATTAAAAAATATAATAAGGATGGTGTCTTGGTGGAAACCAAAGAAGTTCCAAACCTTGTTGTAACGGCAGGAAAGGAATTCATTGCCTCTCGAATTGCATCAAATACAGCCTCACCAATGGGGTATATGGCAATTGGTGATGATAATTCAGCAACAGGATTAGGACAAACATCTTTAACAAACGAACTAGCTAGAGTTGCAGCAACACCAAATGAAAGTGGTGCAATTATTACATTTGATGCAACATTTGGCCCAGCCGTTGGTACCGGTGCATTAGTTGAAGGTGGTATTTTTAATACAGATTCAACTAATGTATATTCATTTGATGGTGATTTAGATGTTGATGACACAAGTGATCAAATTACAATAACCTCTCATGGATTTACAGCAGGTGATCAAGTAACTTATACAGATGGTGGTGCTACTGCAATTACAGGTTTATCTGATGAAGGCGTTTATTATGTTATTGTTATTGATGTAAATACGATTCAATTAGCTTCATCATATAATAATGCAATTGCAACAACACCAGTACAGATTAATATTACAGGTACCAGTGGTACAACACATAAATTAAATTATGGTACAATGTTATGTAGAACAACATTCCCAGTTATTAATAAAAGTGCTGCTGAAACAGTAGCAATTTCTTGGGCAGTTACAGTAGGATAATTAGATGGCTTCATCATACTCAATATTTAAAGCAAAATTTAAGAAGACAATTGCAGATGCAATTTATCAAGAGATAACATCAAAAACGGCTCGTTACTATCATTGGTTTGGTAAAGAAAATTCATGGCAAGATTTTTTATCTCCATTTATTCCTGCCAATCCAAATGAAGATGCTCCTGGCGCGCCTTCTGATAACTTTAGATATGATCTTCACGTTCGTAGAGATATTCTTACAGCAAAAGCAATTAAACCGTCAGATGTTTCATATGTTGTAAGAAGAATTGATTGGGAATTAAATACAGTTTATGATGATTATGATGACGCATATGATACTACTGACGGTTATGGATTTGGTCCTGCATATTCTGGTGCTACTAGATTAGAAGATTCAAATTTTTATGTTCTTACTACACAATATAATGTTTATAAATGTATTTGGAATAATAATAATTCACCTTCAACTGTAATGCCTGTGGGTACTACAGCTGATATTATTGAAACTTCCGATGGGTATAAATGGAAGTTTATGTATACTATACCTATAGCATTAAGAAATAGATTTTTATCACCTGAATATATGCCTGTATCTAATGCACTTAAAACACAATTTTATAGTGCTGGCGAAATTACAAGTATTGCTATTGAAGATGGTGGTTCTGGTTATGATGCTGCTACAACAACCGCTGTGATTACAGGTGATGGTTATAAAGAAGAAAATCCATACACAATTGATGATGTACAAATTACAGATGGTGGCGAAGGATATACTGTTACACCTACATTAACTGTATCTGATCCTATACCAAATGCAATTACATTTATATCTGAAGCTGAAGTTAACCCCGGTTCATACTTAAAACATGTTGATCCGTCAACACTTGATGAAAATTTTTATTTAGTAGTTTCTGGAACTCAAGTAGGTACAATTGGACCAACACACCAAGCTGGTACATTAACAAATGGTTCGTGTCAATTAAAATTTGTAGCTACAACTGCTAAATTTTCTGCATCACTTACTGGTGATACAATTACAAATGTTACTATTGATGATGTTGGATTTGGATATTTAGCACAACCAACTGTAACAACAACACCACCTAAGACTAAAGATGCAGATTGGGTAGCAAATGTTACTGCCACCTTAAATAATATTATTTTTCACAATGGAAATTATTATGAAGTAACAGTTGCTGGTACATTTGGTGGAACCGCTCCAACTCATACATCCGGCGCTGCAACTAATGGTAGTGCTGAATTAACATATTTAGCAAAAGATCCAGATATCTTACCTATTATTGTAAAAACAGATGCTGAAATTTCATTAGTTATTTCTCCAGGTATTGATTCAGTATTTAAAGTTATTATTTCAAACCCAGTTCCAAAATATACAGAAACACCTACAGTAACATTTAGTGCTTCTCCTGGAACTACTGCAACAGGTATTGCAAGTATTTTAAATGGTAATGTAAATCTTATTACATTAACTGGTCCAGGTGATAGTTATACAGTTGCACCAACCGTAACAATTGGTGCTCCGGTAAAAACATTTAATGCATTAAATAATGTAGCAGCAAATACAATTACATATGCAAATCATTTATTATTAACTGGTGATGCAGTTGTATATAGTAATGGTGGAGGAACAGATATTGGTGGATTAACAGATACAACCACATATTATATTATTAAAGTAGATGATAATTCATTTAAACTTGCTGCATCATTAGGGGATGCCGAATCATATACACCCATTACTCTCACCCCTGGATTAAATGAACCACATACACTAACATTAACTGCTGGAGCAACTGCAATTGCAACATTAGGTACTGGTGGAGAAATTGTAGGTTATACAATTGTAAATGCCGGTTATGGATATACAAATGCAAATATTCAAGTTGTTGATACCACAGGCAATGGTGCTGGAGCAATATTAGTTGTTGATTTTGCACAAGGTAATATTGATACACTTCAAGCAAATGTAGAATTACTTGCTGTGCCTGGTGCAATTTATACAATCAAAATGGTTGCTGGTGGATCAAATTATTCTGCCGCAACAGTAGAAATTATTGGTGATGGTACTGGAGCAACAGCAACTGCAATTGTTGATGCTGGACAAGTAACACATATTGAAATTACAAATCCCGGGCGAGATTATACATGGACTGATATTATAATTACAGGTAATACTGGTGCTGAAGGTGCTGTTGCTAGAGCAATTATGACACCATTGGGTGGACACGGTTTTAATGCAATCGATGAACTTAATGCTAACGCAATTGTATTCTATACATCTATTTCTAGAGATAGAAACCAAGGTTTAGAAATTAATAACGACTATCGTAAAGTTGGTTTAATTCGTAATTTAAAACAATTTGGTAGTAACAGAAAATTTACAGAAGATATTGGTTCAGGTTGTGTACTTATTACAGGAAACTTTGATTCATCTAAACTTGAACCAGATATGTTATTAATTAAAGATGGATATAAAAAATATCGTATTGTTGAATATACAGATACACAGATATTATTATCTGTATTTAATAACTTTACAATTGATGTTGGTGATATATTAACAACAGATCCAACTAACGCAGGCAGAGTTGAAAATCCAGTTTTACCTGTTTCAAATATTACAGTTGATACTGTTTCAGAAAGAACTATTGATCCATTTTCTGGTGAATTTTTATTCTTTAGTGTACGCGAAGCATATTCACCAACACCGGATCAAATTATTACAGTTAGAACAATTGTAGAAATTTAATATAAATAATATAAACATTAAAAGAGTATAACTATGGCAATCAATTTTAATACAAATCCTTACTATGATGATTTTGATGAAACCAAAAAATTTCATAGAATTCTTTTTAGACCAGGTTACGCTGTTCAAGCACGAGAACTTACTCAGTTACAAACACAATTACAAGACCAACTTAAAAAATTTGGTAATCATGTTTTTGTAAATGGTTCTATAGTTCTTGATGGTGGTAAAATTTGGGAAAATGATGTAATATCAATTAAAATCGAATCATCATTTTCAGGCCAATCTGTTAGTGTAAATAATTTTTTAAATAAAACAATTATAGGCCAAACATCTAACGCTAAAGCAACTGTAAAAGCTGTTGCAGTATTAACAGAAACAAATCCAAATACTCTTATTGTTAAAATTGATGCTGGTGATACATTCCAAGCTGGTGAAACAATTCAAACTTCAGATGCAGCTTTTTCCGCTATAGTAGGTTCAACAACACCAATTAATAAAGCAATGTTATATTCAATTGATTCAGGTATTTATTATGTTGATGGTAACTTTGTATATACAAATGCTCAAACAATTATTGTTGACAAATATTCAAATACATCTTCAAAGGTTATAGGATTTATTGTCTCAGAAAGTACAGTTGATTCTGACAAAGATTCATCATTATTGGATAAGGCTCAAGGCACCCCAAATTATGCTGCACCAGGTGCTGATCGTTGGAAAGTTGATTTACAACTTACGGTAAAAGATATTGGTGATACTTTAGAAGATTTTATTGAAATTGGAAGAATTGTTGACGGTGAATTAGTTGTTAATCAAACAAGAACAATTTATTCAGAATTAGGTAAAGAATTAGCAAGAAGAACTTTTGATGAATCTGGTGATTATACAGTTAAGAAATGGCCTATTCAATTATTAGACCACCAGGGTGATCCGGTTGATCAAGATAAATTTACTGCAGGGTTAGATCGAGGTAAAGGTTATATTAAAGGTTATGAATTTGAAACAATTAGTCAACAATTTGTTGAATTAAATAGAGCACGAGATGAAGAACAAGCAGTAAGTTTAGATATTACCACATTATATGGTAATTATGTTTATGTTAATACATTATTGGGTGAATGGAATACAACAACATTAAATTCAACTACAGCATATGAACCTGTTAATTTATATGATGGAGGTACCCCAATAGGTACAGCAAATGTTCGTCATATTCAATGGCATTCAGGCACACCAAGTTCTGGAGCCGGTGTAGTATATAAAGTATATCTATTTAATATTCAATTTACATCAGGATCTTTTGCAGATGTAACACAAATTGGAACAGGATCAATTAGTTGTCAAATTGATGCATTAAGTAAAATTGGTGGTACAGGTAATACATTTGTATCTGGTACAGATAGTCCAGGTCTTGTATTTAATTTTCCAAATGAATATATTAAAACAGTTAGAGATGAATTTCTTACCTCTGTTTCAGAATATCAAGCACAAAGAGAATTTACACTTACATTTGTAGGTGGTACAGCATCTATTGCATCTGGTGGTGGTAGTGAAAGATTTATAGGTATAGGTTCAATATCTGATCTGCTTAAATCTACACATTATCATGTTGTATTTACAAATATTACAAATGCTGGCGCAACAGGATATAGTAATGGTGAAATTGGAGATTTTGATTCATCAAATACTAGAACAATTACAGTAGGTACTGATATTGTTGGTTCACCACAAACATTAAATTTTAATATTAATGATGGTGCTTTTGCAGGAACAGCAAAATTAATAGCAACAGTTAATTTAAATGCTCAAACAGAAAAAACTAAATCATTATCTAATTATACATATAAAATTATTTCTTCACCAAATACTACATCAGGTAATTTAGATTCATTAGAAGTATCTGATATCTATGGTGATGTTGTTGTTTATAATACATCTACTACAAATCCAACAGCACAAGTATCTGCTAATTTTGATGTTAATACTGGTGCTATTACCAATTGGGGTGCAGTACCAAATACAGATGTAACAGATGATTATACATTGGATGATGGTCAACGATTAGAATTCTATGATCATGGTGGTATTAAACTAACTGGTACTGCTCCAGGCGGTACTGATTATTTAGTTGTTGTTTATAGACATTTCACACATTCAGGTAATGGTTTCTTCTCAGTTGATTCATATGCATCAATTAATTATGAAGATATTCCAGTTTTTAATGATCTTACTAGTGGTGCAACTATTAATCTAAGAGATGCAATTGATTTTAGACCAATTAGAGAAGCAAGTGCTACTACATTTGATGGTGGATTTATTCCAGATCCAGATGGTACATTTAATACGGACTATCAATACTATTTAGCTAGAATTGATAAAATTATTGCAACAAGTGATAGAGAGTTTATTGTCAAAGAAGGTGTTCCTGCAATTTATCCAAAAGTTCCTACTGATGTTACAAATGGCATGACATTATATATTTTATTAATCCCACCATATACAGCAAATGTAAGAGATATTTCTGTTAAGTATATGGATAATAAACGATATACAATGCGTGATATTGGTAAATTAGAAAAACGAATTAATAATCTAGAATATTATACACAGCTATCATTATTAGAAAAACAAGCAAAAGATACAGCAATTTCAGATGCTTCTAATTTAGAAAAATTTAAAAATGGATTTGTTGTTGATCCATTTACTTCGGCAGATATATTTACTGCTGTTGCACCAGAATTATGGGCACAAAGAAGATGGGGTTGGTGGAATTCCTGGTTTAATGGTTCAAACAATTGGAATCTAGCGGCAGAAAATTATAATGAAAATTCTATTGCAAATGCTGCTAATCCAGATTTTGCTGCTGCAATTGATCCAATTAATGCGGAATTAAGAGCACCATTTTCTACAGAATTCTATTATTTTGATACAGGCACATTAACATCAACTGTTAAAAAAGGTGACAATGTTATATTACAATATACAGAAACTAATGTTATTGAACAATTATTAGCATCTGGTTATATTAATATTAACCCATTTAATGTATTTAGATTCTTAGGTATAGTTAGATTAGAACCATCATTTGATCAATGGGTAGATACAGTAAATTTACCTGCGGTTAATCGTGTTGTTGATATACAATTACCAGATGGCCCTGATCAAATTGTTCAAACATTTATAGGTCAGGGTCGCGTTGCAAGAGTTATAAGTACAAGGACAATAGTTGAAAATAATGTTATTTCAGAAACTACGGCTAATCTTGGAGCAACTGTTGTTGATATTCAATTTGTGCCATTTATGAGATCAAATAGTGTTCTTGCTATAGGTACGCAATTTAAACCTAGTTCCAGACTATATGGATTTATGGAAAATACATCAATTGATGCATATTTAAAACCACTTACATTAGTTGAAGTACAAAATCATACAGGTAGTTTATTTAATG